CTCCCAAAGAAGCTCTTAGAGTCCTTCAATAAGACAATTAATCCAGACAGCTACACAGATGCAAACCTTAATAGGTTGAGGAAAGAGTTCCTTGGTCATGAAGAACCCCTTGTTGGAGGAAAGGATCAACCTTACATTCGTTGCAAAACGAACATGATGCAAGGCATTTTACATTACACATCATCCCTCTACCACGTCTGTCACTTGGAGTTTCTCAAAGACAAGCTGAGTTCTTTCATCAATTCTATGGGAGTCGATTGCAGGATCTCATTTGAGGTGTCATCTGATGACGAAGGAATGATTGTGACTCTCAATTCTGATGATGTTGAAAAATTAACTCGATCAGCACAGATCCTTAAGAAGACATTTAAGCCATTCAAGAATGCAGTTGACAAGCTATTCGGAGTCAGGACTAGTTGGGAGAAGAGCACTATCACCTTTGGCGAATTATTTGAGTTCAACTCCACATTCTACTTAAGAAACACAGTAGGAGTTCCCTTGGTTAAATATATTGCACGATGTGTGGATGACAACGTCTCTGAAACCCTGAATGCAAGGGTTAGGTCATTTTATCAATACCAGAGACAATTGAGGGAAAATGGGGCGTCTGGACAGCTGTGTTCCATGGTGTCTAGCCTTCAGTATCGTCATCTCAGAAGGAACTTAGGTGAGTCTGTGATGTCGTGGTTTTCTAGAGATAGGTTTGATAAGCTGCCAAATCTATCATTCCTAGGTAAAATGATAGTGCACCATGAGAGAATATCCGGAATAGTGGATCTTGAGTATCAGAACTGGCTGGCGTGTGAGTCAGAATCTGCCATGGGTTTGTATTCAAAGTATGCACACGAAGTGTATGTGGACTCGGATGACAGAGAACATTCTTTGTCTTTCAAGATGTTTTCGCGTAGGAAGTATAATATGGCCATCAAAGAAGCAGGCCTGACACCACACTTATCACTTGATGAGGAAGATCTTAGGATCTTAATGTCTGGTGACAGGACCCTGGAAGATGATAAAAGGCTCATCCGGATCAGATCATGTTCCCCGGGAGTTGCGGCTTCTTTCTGTTATCTAGCAAGGACTGACAACATCAGAGCATCAGCGTATTTGCTGACTGCACCCCTCTTCTCTGGGAAATCATACTTTGAGTTTGCAGAAAGCAAGATAGAGAATAAGAACATCAGGAATGACTTCTTCCCTCAAAGCTTCGAGTACTCATTGATCAAAGAATCAATGGACATAGATGTGAAATTTGCAAAGTCTGATGGAAGGTTCAGAAAGATGCAGAAGAGATTTTATCCGGGAAAGGATGTAGTGGAGCATAGAATCAGGTCAACAAAAGCCTTGGCAAAGAAGTGGTTTGATTCTCACTCAATGGGCATGTCTGATAGGGATTGTGACAGGATTTTTAGCAGAGTTTGTTCAGAGTTGAACTGGATTAGACCAACTGCAAGAGACAGTCTCGAACAC